ACGTCGTAGTCGCCCACCCGGACGTCGTTCAGGACCTGCTCGGCCGCGGCGGCCGCTGGATCAGGCCTCTTGTTGATCGTCACGATCTGCGGCTTGTTGTCGTCACCGATGATCCGGAGCGTGCGCTGCGTGTCGTAGATCACCGGGGTCCAGTCGAGGAAAATCCGCCAGGTGTGGCAGATGGACCGGGTCAGGTTGTCGTAGAAGTGGAAGTTTGACTGCTCGGACTGCCCCATCTCCTGGCTCAAGGCCTCGCCCGACTTCGGTCCGGAGTGCTTGAGGTTCACCGGGTCGAACATGCCGACCACGCGCTGGAGGTTCTCGGAGGCCTGCATCGAGGCTTGGATCACGCCCATGGGCGGGGTCTCAGGCTGGATACGCTGCGGGACGTGCCCCGGAGGCAGCGGCTCGCCGTCCAGGCCGTATGGCTTGTAGTGCAGCACCGCCTTCGTGGACAGGTTCGCGTTGGCGAACTCGTTCTCGTGCCCCTCGTCCGCGCCCTCGGGCACCAGCCACTTGGCCTTCGGTGCCATCGCGAGAATCTCGGTGATGTTCGTCTGCCAGTAGTTGACCATGCGCTGCGGGTCGCGGGCGAAGCGCACGAGGCCGAACTTGCGGCGCTTGCCGTCGATGATCACGTTCACCCCGTAGACCGGGATAACCGGGATCCAGCGGCCGGGCAGCTCGGTGCGTTCGAGCTCGTCGAACGCCGTGAGCTTGCAGCACAAGACCTTGCGCCTCCAGCTCGGGCGGTCCCCGACCACGCGCAGTCCGGCGGAGTCGATCGCGCCGGGCGATGGCATGTCGTCCTTGTAGTAGATCGCCCCGTTGGAGAGCTTCACCAGGGTCGCGCGCACCTTGTCGATGTAGATGTACTCGCCGATGCGGATCGCGTCGCGCGTGACCCATGTGATCCGGCGGTCTCCTGGCCCGCTCTCCTTGAACCCGGCGCCATCGTTGGCGCCCGGGTACTCCTTGCGGAACTGCACCTTCGGTATCTCGTCGGTCACGAGGCACCGCTCCGCGTCCGATCCGTCCGGCAAGGCGCTGTACGGGTCGTAGTAGACCCCGAAGGGGTTGTCGATCTGCCGGACGAAAATATCCTGATCGAAGGTGGTGTCGCTCAAGTAGTCGTTGCAGACCCGCCAGTATCCCCAGCCGCTCGTGACCGCGAAGTCCGCGGCGAGGTCGTAGGCGTAGGAGGCATCGGAGTGCGTCTCGATGTGCCGCCCGAGCCCGGTGATCACCTTCGCGGTCTGCTTCGTGGACGTGTTGTTGACCGGGTGGGCTCGGCCACGCGGCCGTTGCTGGCGGATGTGATTCACGACCTGGCGGCAATAGCTGTCGGTCTCGTTTATCACGAGCATCGGCCGTGAGGCCTGCGGCTCGTTGCGCGACTGCTGGATCTGGACGAGCCACTGGTCGCCGTACCGGAACTTCAAGTCCTGCAGCCCCTCTTGGCGGTTGTAGTTGTCCGCCTCGCTGACCAGGTGCATGAACTCGACCGCGTCGTCGTTGATCGACATCAGGGAGCCTTCACGTGGCGCGCGCCGTCAACGCCTTCTGGAAGCGGAAGATACCGAAGATCCCGCCATGTCTTTCCCTCGTGCCGAAGTTGATTCCCGAGGATCAGGAACGCCACCTTGCGGCGCTCCTCAAGGTCTTCCTGTCCTCGAAGGCTCGAAAATCCGTGCACGAGCTTCTGTGTCACATGCCACTGTCCGTCATCCGTGAGAATGTCGTGCCGAACGACGAATTTGTCGAGACCAATGTCGTAGGCCGCAACTTCGCGAATGAACCCGACTGGTTCGGCGGACGCCTGCGCGAGCGGGACAAGTTGAAGCCCAGGCAACGCGATCCCCGCGCCAGCGGCCCCGGTGATCTTCAGGAACGTGCGTCTGGAGATTTCCATGGCCTACAGGTGCGGCACCGTGTACGGAACGGCCTTGCCGTTGACGACGAGGTAGCGGGCTTCCTTGACGGTCAGCGACTTCCTCGCGTAGTCGGACACACCGGGCGCGGCGTAGGCTTGACCGTCGAGGTAGAAAATCGTCGCCATGCCCGGGATGCCGAAGCCGCCGGCCGCGAATCCGGTGTCGATGATCGCGTCGTCCTTGAGGTTGCTTGCGTTCACGATTTCACTACCTCCAGTTTCGGACCAACGGCCTCGCGGGCGCTCGGATCGCTCACCGGGTTGCGGAAAGAGCGAACCGTGTCAGCAGCGTCCACGAGCCGTTGCGCTGCATTCTCCTTCATCCGACGCGGGACCGCTACCTGCTTCGCCAGCCGGTGCAGCGCCTCCCAGCAATCGAAGAACTCCCGGAGCATCTCCAGCTCGGTCAGGAGCGCCTCGGCCTGCGCGACCTTCTCGGCCGGGACTATCGGCGGTGCCACCTTCGGCGGCATGACGGGCGGCTGGCTCACGATAGGCGGGCCTCGAGCGGGTGGTGCGGGAGCTCGTGCGTGTGCCGGCGCGCGACGATCGCCGCCTTCACGGCCGACTCGTCGGCGAGGTGGTAGACCTTGCCACGCTCGGTCGGGATCACGCCATCGGGGAAGCCGTAGTAGCGCCCGTCGACCTGAAACCAGGCCGTGGACCCGTCCGGGTCGTAGGCTTGCGCGAGTTTCCCGGCGGGAATGTAGCCGTTGACCGCGTCGAGCGCCATCAGAACGACCCCCGGATAAACACGAAGACCCAGAACACCACGCGCGCGATCTGCGCCAGCGCGCGGCCGGTGCGCTCGCCGACGTAGTGGAAGGATCCGTCCTCCATCAGGAAGCCCCAATCGCGGCCGTCCTTGACGAAGCCCATCGGGGCACCGTAGCGCCCGTCGTACTTGCGCGACGCGGTGAGCTGCCACCGCAAGTTGAACGGAACCAGATGCTTCAGGCTCATGGCCGCAGATTGTAGACCAGCGGCGGCACCGTGAGGGGAGAAAAGCCCACGGGCCGCGCCGGCGCTCGAGCGTCTGGCTCTCGAGCAAGGGGAAGCGCCGGATGGAATTGAACCACCTACCTTCGGCTTATGAGACCGACGAGCTACCCGATGCTCCACGGCGCTGAAGGCGCGCATCTTACCCTTTCCACCAGTAGGTCCGCACGCCGCGCAGCCACGACGCCGCGTACAGGAAGCACAGGGCGAACATGCCCCATTGCCCGGCCTTCCACGTCGCCCAGAACCAGAACGTCTGCCCGAGCAGCCCGAAGACGCACGCCCAGCGCCGCCAGGACTCGCGACTGTCCTGGCTCAAGAAGATGGCCGTCACCCCGAACAGCGCGATCCCGAGCTGCTCGATCACGCTACCCGCTCCACGGCATGGTCTCCACGCGCTGGCCGCGCGCCGCCTTCTTCTCCGCCCGCGCGATCCCCGGGAACAGCTCCGAGAACAACCACACGAAGGCGTCCGCCCGGTTCGGACTCTCCTTGCCCGAGTACCCGGTCTTGCTGAACCCGAGCAGCTCGTCTTCGAGCTCCGGGAAGTGGCCGACCAGCTTGATCTTGCCGCGCTCGTGGAGCACCGAGATGGGCTCGGCCCGCACCGCCTTGCCGCGGGAGGCCGTGACCTTGCGAAACGGGCATTGAGGCTTCGCCGCCTGTACCACGAACCGCACCATGTCGCCCCCGAAGTTGGTCTCGCCCACGACCGCGTCGCCTGCGTGCCGGTCGAGCGCGTCGGTCGCAACCTTGCCCCAGACCTCGGGCGGGCCCTTCACCGTGAGGTCCTCGAGCAAGTAGCCCTGCCCGTCGGTCCCGAGGCCTCCGACCATGATCCCGATTTCGTCGTTGCCCTCGTCCTCGTCCTCCCCGGCGCCGCTCGGGTCGATCGACACCAGGAGCCGGATGAGGTCCGGGTACTCGGTCACCCGCGAGCGGTCGAACAGCTCCTCGGTCCAGAACGCGCCCGGCACCGCGTCTCCGTACTCCCCGCGGTAGAAGCGCCGCTGCAGGCGCTCCGGGAGCCGCTGGAGCTCGGCCAGGTACTCGGATGGCAGGTTCTCCCGGTTGTCGACCGGGTTGATCCTGAAGTGCCGGTAGTTCTCCGGGTTCGAGAGCTTGGTCCGCGAGTCTGGGTCGAGGTGCTCGCGGAACATTTTGTAGACCCAGTGCGTCTTGCTGGGCGGGTTGCAGTCGTAGTACATCTTCAGCGCCAGCGTGCGGGCCTTCCCGTCGAGCGTGTACGGGACCTTCTGCGCGAGCCGCGTGACGGCCATGTTGCGCGACCCCCACGGGATCTGGCTCACCTCGTTCAGGAAGATCGTCGCGTACTCCCGGCCGAGGACCTTCTCGGTGCGCTCCTTGTCGTCGAGCCCAGCCAACCATATCTCCGAGCCACCAGGCAGCGGCAGATACCAGTCGCCCTTGTTGATATGCGCCGGCACGCCCGGGAAGCAATGCGCCATCACCCACGGGAGCGTCTCCATGCCGATCGACTCCTTAACGTGCGAGAAGCGGTACCGGAAGATCACGTGGCGGCTGCCCTTGGCCTTCAGGGCCCGCACGACGATGTTGCGGACGATCAGGACCGTCTTCCCGCTGCGGGATCCTCCCTCGCCGAGGATATGCCCCGCCGGGCTGTTGAGGATCGCGCGGGCCTCCTCCTGCTTCGCGGTCAGGATCACAGGAGCCACCGCCCGTCGACGACCGGCCACGAGCCTCGGATCCGCTTCATCGCGTCCACGAACGCTCGCCGGTCGAGTTCCACGGCCCCAGCCTCGAGCGCGGCCGCCCGCTTGCTCTTGCAAACGTCGAAGTGCGGCATGCTCGAGGAGGCCTGGAACCAGCGCGCAGCCACGCCGATCTTCTCGGCCATCGCGCGCAGCTCCTCCGGAGTGTCGGCGATCATGTGGCACATGACCATCCGGCCGAAGCCGTGCGCCGACTTGTCCACGTAGATCACGCGGCCGCCCCGGCGACCCACCGCCACTTGCCGCCCACGAGGTCCGAGCCGACCGGCTGGGCGTTACGCCCTGGCCGCGAGTGCCAGGCCTTGGCCTTCGTCCCCGCGTCGTCCTGGTCGAGCTGGAACCCGGCCGCCCGTAAGCTCGCCCCGCCCTCCTCGGGCAAGGTGTAGGTGAAGATCCGGTCTGGCCGGTAGCCGAGCGCAAGGAGCGCCCGACGGCACGCCCCATAGAGCATGGAGCAGGCGTTGCGAGTTCCGTCGGTGCAGCACCGCGTAACCTCCGCGCTGGCTCCATCGTCGAGCATCCGGGCCACTGGCCGGCCTACGATCGCCACGCCGCACAGGCGCCCGTCCTCCTCGATCGCGACAGCGAACAACAACCCCGGGACAGGACGGTGGTGTCGGTGAAAGCGCCGGACGAACTCGTTCGCCTCGGCCAAGTAGATCGGGCGGACGCGCAGCGTCACGCCGCGAACCGGCCCGGACGCCTCGTGTGGACGACCAGTCGCCGATCGAAGGACTCGTTGAACGCAGCGAGGTATCGGGAATTCATCGCCGAGCTGAACACGAGGTTCTCCTCGAGGATACGCAAGGCCTCCTGCGTGATCTGGGAGACGGTCAGGAGTTGGCCGCCCCGCACCGCCATCGGGACCACGTTCTCGGTCGCCTCGATAATGTTCTCTCCCCAGACCACGAGCTCGGGCATCACGAGCTTGCGGATCGGCATCAGCACGCCGGACCCGACCACGGCCGGAGCTACGCCAGCGGCCAAGATCGCCTGCAGGAAACCGCGGCGGTTCACGTGGTCTTCTCCTTGGCCTTCGCCGCAGCCCTGCGCTTCCGCATCAGCTCGCGCTGGTACTTCGTGCGGTCGAACTTCGCCTCGCGCGGGGTGCGCTCGCCGAGCTTGCGCCGCGCTGGGGTTCCAGCGCAGACGTGCCGCCACTCTTGCTTGCCGCAGATGGTACAGGTTGGGGCGTCCATGCCGTTTAGTCTAACTGTTAGCCTACGCGAAGTCTAACGCTCACGCTTCCTCGTCGCCCTTCGCCAGCCTCACGATAATGTCGCCCCCGTCGAACCCGGAGAGCGGTTGCACGCTCTTGCCGTCCATCCGGTCGGCGAGCTCCTTGATCGCCCGCACGTCGCCCTTCGTCGCCTTCGAGGCCATGGTCAGGAGCCGCTCGGCCGCAGCGCGGAGCTTCTTCCCGTTGTCCTGTTTGATCGCCCGGTCGAGCGCCTCGCGGAACGGCTTGTTCTTCGTGGCGTTCGTGTTCCCCGGCTGGGCCCCGCTGGTCTTCTTACCTGTCACGCTCGACTCCAGTTGCATTGCTTTGAACCGTCGGGGATTCTACACCCCGCACATGCCCTCGCACTCGACCGCGAAGCCGTGCTCGTCGAACATGGCCTGTTGCCCGGCGTCCTCGGCGTTGCGGAGGTCCACCTCGTCGAGCGGCTTGCAGGATCGGTGCAGGAAGACAGGGGCGTTCACGCCGCGCACGGTGCCGAAGCGGATCCCGCGGTCGAACTCCACCGCGCGGGCGAACTCGGTGGGCTGGTTGATCTTCATATCGCGCCACATCGCGTCGTCGTGGTAGGGGCAGAAGTAGCAGGCGGACTTGGCTGGCTTCGGGAAGCCGTGCGCCTCCATCCAGGCGAGGCAGTCCTGCCGGGACATGCCGATCTCAAGGAGCGGGTGCCGGGAGATAGCCCACGGCTCGTTCGACAGCTTGGCCCGGTGCGCCTCGTCGGTGGAGATACCGATCCACCTCGTTGCGAGGACCTCCCTCGATCGCTGGCGCGGGACTAGCCCGACGAAACGGCGCAGCCACTTGTTGATCGGCTCGATCTTGTACTCGCGGGTGCATTGCCGGCGGAGCTGCCCCTCTTTTCCCTGGTTGACCGTGTAGAACGGCGCGGTCAGGTTGTACCCATTCTTCCCGCGCTCGTGCGTCTGGATCGGGGCCGTGTAGAAGGGAGGGTTGGCGATCCTCGGAAGCGCGTTCGAGTTGAGCGTGTCCTGCTCGAGGTTGCCGGTGGTGACGCGGAAGACGGGAAAGGGTAGCTGCTTCTCCAGCCACGCCAGCCACTCGTAGACCGCCAGCGGTTCGGCTTGGGTGTCGGCGAACACCGCCGCGTCCGGCATCGGGGTTATCTCGCCAGCTCCGGCCATCAGCGCCATCGTCGAGGACTGGACCCCGGCGCCGAGGGAGATGATGTGCTTCACCGGAACAGCGCGAGCAACGCCAAGCCGAGACAGACCAGGAGCACCCAGCCGAGGATGCGGGCGCCCTCGATCGCGTCGCGCGACTTCTGGGCGGTGTACTCGTTGAGCTCGCGCGGTGTCATCGCACGACCTGGTTGACCTTGGGCTGCTTCGGGTCGACCTTGATGGTCACGTCGTAGTTGGCACCGACCGACCAGCCAGCCACGAAGAACAGGAGCATGAACAGCAGGACGACTTCTCCCTTCTGCTTTCGGCGCATTGGTCAGGCTCCCGGGTAGTTGCAGACGCGAACGATGGCGCGGAACAGGTGGTCCTTGACGCGCTGGTCCTCCGGGAGCTGCGCCCACGGCAGCATGTTCGGGTGCGTCTTGAGCTCGACGTCCTTGGGGCCGAGCGTCCAGCCTTGATCGGTGCGGTCCTCGAGCCACTTCGCGTGGCTATCCTCGGGTGAGGCCTCCGGGTGGTCGAGGTGGAATCGGACGCCGCGGATCACCCCGAGCTGGAGCCAGTCTGGCGCGTCTTCCCACGCCGGTTGTTCGGGGTCTCCGATGGCTTTGCAGTAGGCGCGGTTGACCTCGTGCGCGACTCGCGCGATCTCCTTGATCTGCATGTTCACCCCGGGGGCGGCCGCGAGATGCCGCGGTTGATAATCAGCGAGACCTGGACCATGTTCTGCTCGGCCTGGTCGTATTGGCGTTGGAGTTCCTTCAGGCGCTCCGGGTCCTTCGTGTTGTCCATGATCGCCTTGAGGCGCTGGCACGCGGCGGCCGCGTCGCGAATCTTCATGGAGATTTGCGGGTCGAGCTCGGTCACGCGCGGCCCTCCTCGATCCAGCAAATGTCCGGCTCGCGCAGGACGAGGAACGTCTCGCCCTCGATGTCGAGCTTCGGGTAGTCGAGGTACGTCCCGTTGCCGTAGCAGACGCGATCACCGACGCGCACGGCCATCGGCAAGAGCCCGCCGGTCTTCTCGTCCTTGAGGCCTGGCCCGACTGCAACGACCTCGCCGCGGGTGTCCTTCTCGTCGGAAACGACCTCGATGATCGAACTCAAGTTCTTGAGCCGGTCGAACGGCCGCACCAGGAGGTAGTCCCGGAGCGGTATGAACTTGATGCTGGCGCTCATTTCTTCGAGCCGTAGGCAGTCTTGAAAGCTGCCGTCTCTCCTTCGTCGGTCCCGCCGCCGTGCTGGATCGCGTAGCGCATCGCGGCTCTTTGACGATCATGCTGGTAGTGAGGGCCTTCACCGGATTTCCCGGTATTCAGCTCTCCGGCTTCCTTTTTCCCGACGTGGCCGGGGTTTCGGCCCGTCGTCGCGTCGTGCTGGCCCACGGCCCTAGTACCCGGCCTTCGCGTGGCGGTAGACCACTCCGTCCGTGCGCCCGGTGTTGTGCTCGCCCGTGCGTCCGTCATGCTTCCCGGCGTGGCTGGCTTCGCGCCCGGTGATCTTGTCGTGCTGCCCCATCCCGACGCCCCCGGTGATCGCCTCCTTGCGCTCGCCGCTCTTGTCGGCCGCGCTCGAGGCTTCCGGGATCCGCTCTCCGCTGACGCCTTGCGCGCCATGGACGCGGTCTGCCTTCGGGACGCTGACTTTGCGCTGGCCCGAGCTGTCGCTCGAGGTTGCGCCCTTGGGTTCCTTTTCGCCGCTCTCACCCTTCAGGCCCTTCGTGGTTCCTGTCTGGCTCATCTTCATGTTCGATCTCCTTCAGTTCGTTGCGGATATGCTGCGCCAGCCGTTGCCGGTACTCGACGTTCATC